ATATGCTTTCGCCATTTGAGTCTATGTAATAAATAGATCCCGACCTGGTGGGATTCCCAAGCACTATTGCAAGCCAATCAAAGTCACTATGAGAACACGCAGAATGTCTTATTTTTATGTCTCCTGTTTTGCTTCCAGTTATATGACCAGTTTTAACTTCAACTCTTTTCAAGTCTCCATTGTGAAGCATAACTATTAGGTCACACTTGCAAGATGGACTCAAGGCTCTGAACACACTCAAGCCTCTAGCCATTAAATCGCTTGATACATAAAGTTCATTTATTGCCCCTATTGTTCCAGTGTTGGCAATATAATCGTGCGCTTTTTCGTTCAGCATTATCTATTTACCTATAAAACAGCAGCACGCCTTGTTGCCAAGCTCTAGCTCTTCAACCTTGAATTTGACGTTTAAAGTCGAATCTTGGGGTTTTGTTTTAGTTCCGCATATTTTACCATTTTGCCTATCCCGACCCCGTAGCGAGGCTTCTGGGTGGCAAGGAATCGATTTTAAAGCCTTTTTGCTTTTCATGTAACTACCAATTTCGGCAACTCCAGAAACGTGGGGTTAGCTTGCTTGGTGGCTTGCTGTCACACCCATGCCTAGCCCTAAAGCTACGCCTGCGGTCTGGATTGCTCTTCTTGATTGTCATCTTGGGATCGCCGTAGCGGATAACCTTGCTTTGCCCATCCTTACATGCGCGGACTACAAATTTACGCGCCTCGCCAGGTGTACGCCTGGGACTATTGCATGGCAGTTCTCTAGGATTCAATGTCATCTACTTCATCTTGGTCCCAAACGTCTGGAATCGAGTCCTGGAGCGACTGTAGTGCCTTCTGGTGGCTTTCAAAGAAGCCTGACAGCCTCTTGACCTGCTCGGTAAGGCTGTTCCATTGCACCTCAAAGACCTCATAAGAGCAGTTGGCATTCATATCGTCTACCAGTTGGCCTAGCAAACGTAAAACGCCGTGTAGTTGGGCGTTCTCTCTCTGAAGCAGGGCAATAAACTTATGTGCCACCTTCAGTTGCTCTCTATCGTGATTCAAAACCACCTTTTTTTGCCTTCATCATGCGCCACACCTTTGGGCTGATGGTGCTTTTAGACTTGGGACGGCTAGTGCCAGCCTTGCGGCGAGCGTTAATGTTGGCATACAAACCTGGCTTACTGTTGTTCATTTCACGATTGTACCACACCCACCACCTGATAACCAACTTCGTCCTCAGCAGGTGTGAACGTGTGTGAGCCAGCCCAGCCCAGCCCTGCCAGCTTTGTTTGTTCATTTAGGAAAACGCTACGGAAATAGCGTAGCGTAGTAGGGACAGGACGGACTAAGGAGTCCTGTTCCTACTTTTCCTTCGCGAATTATTCCTTATATATATAAGGAGTCTGACTGCTCAAGGAATGATAGTGTTTTGAAAGTGGATTAGAAAGCAGTCTGATTTGCAATATACAAGCCGCTGTCAGACAATATCTTGTTAGCTTTATGTAGGCGTTTAAGATAGCGATAAAAGGTACTTTCGGATACTTCCAGCTTTTCAATGATATGACGACATAAATCACCAGCTTGCCACTGCTTGCTACCCATCTCGGTTAAGAACCTTTTATCGTCAACCGCCTTGTGCGCACCTGGCTTCTTTAGCTTGTCGGGGTTGAGTGCAAAGTTGGCCTGGAACAGCGGGTAATGCCACTGAACTACAAAGCTATCTACTGGCGGGAAGTTACGCAGTGTGATGTCACAAGTGTAAGTCTTTTCATCCTCCTCGTGGGCAGTCAGAACGACCAGCGTGTCTGGATTACGGGCGAACACGCCCGACCCACTAAAGCGGTCAATCGACTCTGCGCCCGACTTGTTGCCCTTTGAGAAATGATGTGACAAGATGATCGACAGATTGTGGCGTGTGGCTAGGTACTCAAATTCATTCATCAAACTTGACATATCCCCAGCTGAATTTTCGTCTCTCTCTCCCATGAGCATGTAGTTTGGATCAAGGATAATGGCTTGGTAGCCCTTACCTTCAATCTGCTTCTCGATCATCGGACGGATAAGAGTCAAGTCGGCAGCGTGGCCTCGGAGCGTCCACACATCAAAGTCATCGGCCTTATCTTCTAGTCCTTTGGCTTTGATAACATCGGCTAACCGATTGCGGAACGACCATTCTTGAATCTCAAAATTGATAAACAACACCCGCGACATCTTGCACTGCTGCCCCCACCACGGCACGCCAGCGTGTAACGAAAGGGCTAGGTCGATGAGCGACCAGCTCTTAAACGCTTTGCTTCCTCCACCCAACAACATCTTCCCGCCTCTGTGCAGCATTCCCTCAATTAGCGTCTCTGGTGCGGGCAAGTCTTCCCTGACAAGTTGTGCATAAGATTTGATCGGCGGCCACTCGTCCGTCTTCGGTTTGATACCTAGTGCTACTGCTGGCTCTATCATTTTCCTCCTTTACAAAACCATAATAGGCTTTGCATTTTGTCTTCTCTCTTTGCCCCAGGAATCCTAACGGGTTGGCTGGGTTTGAATGTTGCAGGATCGCATCCTAACGGAATAAGAAAAGCTTTTAACTGTTCCACCCATTCGTTCTTAGGTGGCATCTCAAACCAACCATGCAAGCTCTTTCCGCCAGTATTAACAACGGCGTGTAGCTTCATGCTGAACAAGTCGCGCATCAATTGGAACACCGCGCCCATCTGTGGCTTGCTGAGTACGTCCGACTCGACAACTAAGAATATCCTATCCTCAACCGTATCGTTGGACCTACTGACTGTGCCTTGCTTATAGGTCGCGCCAGTTGTGTACTGCCCAATCGGTTCATCCAGCTTCTTCCAATCGTAAGCAGTGCGGAAGTTTTGTGGATGCTTACCGCTATCCGTGACGTTACCTATCCAGATGTTATCGACAGCATTGAACAGCGACAGGAACAACTGATAGTCTTGGCTGGGATCATCCAGCTTAGTCGGACTTTCCTCAAACATATCCGCTGTCTCCCAATTGTAGTGCGTGAGGTAGCGTTGCTTGTTTGACTCAGCAACAGTCTTAATCCTGTCCAGCACCTCGGAGTGCGGGTCTTTCTTAATGACCAGCTTGGGTACGGCTGTGCCACCCGACATAATGTTGACTGGCTTGTAAAGCACATCGCTGGATATAGCTCGGCGTAGCTTGCGGTTGGCCTCATCCCTATACGCCACGCATGAGGTATGCCAGCAGAAGATTGTAGGTACTCCGTCGATGAATACTGTGGTGTCGCGCAGCCTTGTATGGCTGGTATGGGTGGCCTCCCCTGGGCATTTGCATAGGCCGTGGTTGGCGGACTGCCAATCCACCGGTCCAACGATTTCTTCAGCTTTGCGTTGGTTGTCGATCATTTCCAGAATCTGTGGGATTTTGCAATCTGTAACGCGTTTTGTATTTCATCAGAAGATTCATTGTAATCTTTCCATCCATTGTTTTTGCTGCAACAATCAATCCTTTCTGATCTTCCGCAATACTCAAATCCGATAACTCCACAGTGTTTGCATTGGCAGAATAAATAATCGCAATCTCCACAATTAGGTCCAGCAAAATCATAACCACTGCTTCCAAATAAATTTAGACTTATTGAGTAATCATGTACCGATCCAAGCACCGATATGTAAACATGATTTGCAAGTGCTTCTATTTTCTTTTTGTCTGTATCGTCAATTATAATTAAACCTGATGCTGATGGCTTAATCTCAAAATACATGTCCCTTCTAAATTTATCTTGAAACGGAATATGGAAGTCCGGCAAATATCTTATGCCTCCACCAAGATCAAAACCTTCCTCTTCATAGGCAAATTTTATTCCAAGTTCCTTGAAGAATACGGCCCATCTTGCCTCGTTTCTTGATCTGTATTTTATGCCATCAAACTCTGCTGGCATGGCAACCAATGGTTTTAATTCTGTATTCATTTTTTATTCAAAAATCAAACCGGCTTTGTTTCAAGTGGGGAACACACATATAGGAGCAGCCCAGCCGCAGGATCTCCCTGCGTACCATACGCCGGATTGGTTATTTATTTTTCAAATTTCTCCCCATGACGGTTATACCAACAAATTGGTTTTGTTGACCCAATTTTATACTCATAAACAAATGGAGATTCGCTTTTAGCCCAATATGGATCTGAAAAATTTTCTTTAATAAACTCAATGGCACATTCAAATGTTCCGCAAACAAAGAATAACAATCCTTCAGGATAGTCATCCTCCATAACAATAAATACCGATTCAGTATTCATTTCCTCTCCTCATGTTGCTTGTCTTCCAACTCCAGTGCTTTCATTGATGCATCGACAATATCTTGTGCTGTGATATTTCGTAGCGCATTGCACCACATTTGGGTCTTGGGTGTCTTGTTGCTCGCATCCTTGCACTTCGCCTGCGGCAAGCCCGCATGTGGGCGACAAGGCGCGTGTGGGCAGGTGTCTGGTTTGAATACCGATACGTTCTTAGGGTAATAAGTCATACGATCTGCTGGATCATAAGAACCCCACAGCGACACACACGGAGTATCCAACCCAGCAGCCATGTGATTGACTGAACTATCTGGCGCAACAACAAAGTCAGCCCCGCTAATAATCGGGAACAGCGAACGCACAGTCTTGGTGCAGTTAAATAGATCAATCACTCGCGGATGATCCACCTTAAAGTTGTGTGAGTTATCCAGTCCAATAATAACAGCGTGATGTTTGGGGTAAGCCTCAAGCAACGCCAACACCGCCTCCTGCCCCATCGTTGGCGGGTAGGTGCGGGTCGGACCGCTAGAAGAAACGTGGTAGGCAAAGAACGGACTAGGCAAAGGCCACTTGCCCATCGCCTTTAGCTCTTCGTGGTCTGGCTCGATGAGATGTAGAACTGGCTTACAATACTTCGCCATCTTCTTTTCATCCCATACACCCATCCACTCGTAGATCCGCTGGTAGCAGTTGCCAGGACCAGTGCCTAGCTTCGTGTTGCCAACCTGCCCGCTGAACAAATCATCCGTTGGCAAGTGAGCATCAAATGACCTCCATGCCTCCAGCGATGCAGGCAACGGCCACAGCTTTGCGCCCAGCCCAGCGTAGAGAGGCAGGTTGCGGGCAGGTGCGTAAACTTCCACAACCCCACCCGACTCCTGCACCAAGTAGTTGACGAAGGCGGTAGCGATGATCGCATCACCAATTGCACCAGCGCGGTACACGGCTGTAGCCCCACCAGCAGCGCGCCCCTTGTAGTACGGCTTGATCTCGTGCGGGCAAGGGATTGAATCGTCCCAGATTGGTCCAGTTAGCTCATCTGGCAATACATAGGTAGTGCGCGGATAGAGCATATTGTCATCGACTTTGTGAATTGCGTTTGTGTTATTTGTCCATAGTTTCATTTGGTTTTCTCCTCTATAATAAAGAACACAGCAAGGATAGCTGTGACTACTGTGATAACCGCGATGGCAACAAGAAGCTTTCCTATTGCCAATCCTGCTCCGACAACGATCCAATCGTATAGTGCGTTCATTTGTTATCCTCCATTATTTTGTTGATACATCTGATGATTTCTGACGCGACTTGCGGGACGATGGCGTTACCGAGTCCACGCAATTTAGCCACTCGGTTGGGTACCCCATGAGCCACGCGACCC